ATCAAGAACGGTACACAGTATTCGCTGTGTCTGGACTATTATCCCGGCTACCGTGACAACACCACCATGAAAGTGATAACACGTGAAGCTCTGGGTATTTACATTTTTGCCAAACCTGCCAACCAGCAGGAGCGTGACTTCAACGCACGCATGATGAAGAAGGCAGAGATACTCCGCAACAGGCGTTACGAAGCCATCTTCAACGAGAACAACGGCTTCTTTGACAAGGCCAGGATGAAAGGGGATTTCCTCGCCTACTTCAAGGAACTGGCAGACAGAAGGAATATCAAGTGGCAGCACGTCTACAAACACTTTGAACGGTTTGTAAATGGCAAATGCACCTTTGAAGAGGTGGACGTGGACTTGTGCCGCAAGTTCATGGAGTACCTGCTGAACGCTCCCCAGACCATACATACCAACCAAAAGCTGCATATCAATTCTGCGGCGGGCTACTGGTCGGCTTTCCGTGCCGTCCTGCACACGGCCTACCGTGACAGGAAGATAAAGGAGAATCCCAACGGCTTTCTGGACCGTATCGAGAGTATTCCCACCATGAGAGAGCATCTGAGCCAGGAGGAACTGATACGGCTTGCCGAAACGCCATGCGAGGAAGAGGTTCTGAAAAGAGCTTTCCTTTTCGCCTGCCTGACGGGATTGCGGAAGAGCGACATCAGGCAGCTTACCTGGCAGCAGATACAGCCGTATACCAACGGCAAGATGTTCGTGACCACCCGTATGCAGAAGACGAAGCAGATTGTACACAACCCCATCAGTGATGAAGCCTACGGACTGCTCGGGGAACGGCATGAAGGACTTATCTTTGAGGGCTTCAAGGACAAGATGCTGCAGGGGCCCCTGAAGCGTTGGCTGTCGGCGGCAGGCATAACCAAGAAGATAACCTTCCATTGTACCCGGCATTCATTCGGAAGCCTGCACGTGGAAATGGGCACGGACATGGCTGTCATACAAGCCTGTCTGGGACACAAGAACATTACCACCACACAAATCTATTCCAAGATGGCTGCACAACAGATGTGCGAGGTGGTGGACAAGATAACCCTGAAACACAAGGAAGCATAGGCCTTGTTTCAGGATATTCAGGGGGAGCGGTTATTGCGTGCAGGCTTTAACCGCTCCCTCAGTTTCTGATGGCACCATTCCTTAAAAAGTCATTATAGTATGATATTTTGGTATGATTCCGGACTTTTGGTGAAAAACATTGAAAAAGAAACCGCCAACCAAGGCTAATGAGCAATAATTGGAAGAATACCATTAAATTTGCAAAGACCTGACAGTTACAAGTAATAACCGAAAAAAACGATATGGAACCAACGATAAAGGACAAATACATCATTCTGGGATTCATCGGCGTTGCCATCTGCCTGATTTCCTTTTTTATCACGCTGATTGTCTCCGCAAGTTTCAATCAGGACAATTTTGTAAGGCTGATAGTCTTTGTATGCAGCAACATTCTCGGTTGGCTGCTCTATCTCTCTTTCCAGACGGTCATTTTCGACTCATACGAGATCTGGAAACTCAAGTCCAGCAAGAAAAAGGCATCTGCCGGAATCATAAGGGCTCAGGAAGAACAGCTACAGGATGCAAATGAACCTGCAGCTCCGACACCAATGCCGACAAACAGGGAAGCAACCCCGGATATAAAACCGGTAGAGATTGCCATTGCCCCGGAACTGCACGAAAAGAATCGTGCCAGCTATGAGGACAGACAGAAGCAGGAAGAGGCGGAACGGATCCGCATGGTCATGGAGTACATCCACTTCGTCATGCCCCGTATTGCCGACAAGGAGACCGTCAACCATATCTGTGCCGAGGTCAACAAGTGGATGTGCCTTCACAGCTACAAGCCCAAGCCGATAACAGGACGGCTGACCAGGGAGATTACCAACATTCCGCTCCGCCATTTCGTGTGGAACATCTCCGAGCGTTTCATGTACAAGAAATACTACAACGGGGACAACCGTGCCAATTTTATCAAGACCCTTTTTCCACGTGAGTTTGCCGACACGGATATAGCGACCATAAAGAACTTCAAGGTCGATCCGTCAAAGACGCTTATTCCCATTGACGAACCCGAAAACGGCAGTCTGGACTTCCATTATCCCGAAGATTATGCACGGAAAGTGAACAGTTGACCGTTTCCCGGGGATATAACAACAATAACGACAAGTATCAGGCAACACGTAACAGCCTGTATCTCATTGTTTCCCGAATAGCTTTGCCCGTCATTCACGGTTGGGCATCGTTATTTGGGAATTATTTTGCAATGACATCCCGTGAATATCTTCACGGCCATATCATTGCGGTCCTTTGCGCCAAGCCTTACAAAAGAGGCGAGTACGCAAATGGAAAAAACAGTGATTACATTCAACGACCTACCGGAGGTCGTAGCCCAGCTTCGGGACGAAGTGATGAGCTTGAGAAGCCTGCTTACCGAGCAGCGCAGTGTGAACAATGCAAAGGCGGTGGACACCCATGTCCCCATGTCCGTGGATGAAGCGGCGGAATATCTCGGTATTCCCAAGGGAACGCTCTACATGAAACTGTCGGACGGAAGCATTCCGGCCACCAAGCCCGGCAAACGCTATTGCCTTTACCGTGACGAACTGGACAGATGGCTGGAATCCTCCCGCAAGAATCCCGTACCCCTGTCCGATGAGGAACTCAGCGAGTCCATGTCCTCCTCCCATCGCCGCAAGCCCGGCCAACGTAACTGGTAAAAGCCATGGAAGAGGACAAGAACTATATCAGCATGATCCATGGCGACCTGACAAGGGCAGCCCAGATGCAGAACGGTATGCCGGAAAATATCGGCGTGATGAGCATAAAGACCGCCAACCGGACCATACTCGAAGCATCGCAGCTGCCCACGCCCCGTGCGTTGTGGGACAGTTTCTGGTACGAGGGGGAACTGTCCTGCCTCTTTGCGGATTCCAACGTGGGGAAATCCATCCTTGCCGTGCAGATAGCCGACCGTATCGCCCGGACTGACAACGTGCTTTATCTGGACTTTGAACTCTCTGAAAAGCAGTTCCAGCTCCGCTATACCGACGAGTACGGAAAGCCTTACACCTTTCCCGAAAGGCTGTACCGGGTATCGCTTGACAGCGACGCCCTTCTGGATGCCGACTTTGAAGGGACAATCATCGGCAGCATCGAACAGATGGCACAGCAGACCCGCTGCAGGATCTTCATCGTTGACAACCTTACTTACCTGTGCTGTGCCATGGAGAAAGGCGATGCGGCGGGACGGCTGATGATACAGCTCAACAATCTCAAAAAGAGATACGGGCTTTCCATCCTTGTCCTGGCACACACCCCAAAGCGTTCACTGGACTGTCCCATCACGTCCAACGACCTTGCCGGAAGCAAGCGGCTCTACAATTTCTTTGACAGCGTGTTTGTCATCGGGAAAAGCGCACTGGACGGGGGACTCCGCTATGTGAAGCAGCTTAAGGTCCGTTACGGGACATTCTCGTATGATGCCGACAATGTGATTGTCTATGAGATTGAGAAAACGGATGCCTTCCTGCAATTCGTGTTCAGGGGCTATTCAACCGAAAAGGAACACCTGAAGAAACCGGGTGACAACGAATCGGGACAAAGGGATTGCCTTATCCTGCAACTGTCCCAATCCGGGAAGTCAGTCCGGGAGATAGCCTCGCAGGTCAATTGCGGCAAGTCCACCGTCAGCCGGATAATCCAGCGCAGCAAGGAGGACAGGAACGCAGCTGTCCCTGCTGTCCCGCTGTCCCGTCCCAAGGAGAACGGGACAATGGGACAGGTGGGACAGCATGGGACAGATGGGACAAGCGGGACAGCAGGAGAAGCAAGGCAGGCGGAGCTGTTTGCAGGACATGAAAAGGAGGACAAACCATGAAAAAGCAGCCTGCACACGGCTGTATGCCAGCCGACCGTATCATTTGCAGAACATGGGAGCATACAAACCGGGCCCTGATTTTCCAGAGTGTCCCGGGGTGTCCCAAGTGTCCCACTGTCCCAGCCTTTAGGGGACGGGACAGCGGGACAACAGTAGAAAACCAAACATCAAAAAAAGTCATGAGCAACTATTCATTACAGAAATATAAAGGAACGTCAACACGGCATACCTGTCCGAATTGCGGGGACAGACGTTCCTTTGCCTACTATGTGGACGAAAGCGGTACGCCCCTTCACCCGTCAGTCGGCAGATGCAACCACGAAAGCGGTTGCGGGTATCATTATACGCCCAGACAGTATTTTCACGACCACCCCGAATGCCGGACCGCCGGTGATTTCTCTTCCGGCAGACAATGTATGGCGCAGAAGCCCAAGCAACCGCTGCAACAGACAGCCATCGGTTACATACCGCCGCACTATGTGGAGAAATCGCAGAGCGTGCATAGCAACTTCTGCCGTTTCCTTTCAGTACTGCTTGATTCCTATTACGGCAGCAAGGCAAAGGAAGTGCTGGAACGGTTGATGGAGGATTACCGTCTGGGAGCTACCCGTGACGGTGCGGTCATCTTCTGGCAGATTGACCGGGAGAACAAGGTGCGGACTGGCAAGGTGATGCAGTACAATCCCGGGGACGGACACCGTGTAAAGGACGGACATGCATCGGCAGTGAACTGGATACACAGCATACTGAAAAGGCAGCGGGTGCTGGCGGAGGAATGGCAGCTTTCCCAATGCCTTTTCGGGGAACACCTGCTGAGTGTCTATCCTGACAAGGTGGCGGTTCTGGTGGAATCCGAGAAGAGTGCCGTTATCGGTTCCGCCCTCTTCCCCGATTATGTATGGCTGGCGGCAGGAGGCAAAAGCCAGTTGCGGGAGGAAAAGCTCCGTGTACTGAGCGGACGGACCCTACTTCTCTTTCCAGATGCCGATGCCTATGCCGAATGGAAAGAGCGTGCCGACGGCATGACCTTCTGCAAGGTGATGGTGTCTGACCTCATAGAGAAGAACGCAACGCCGGAGCAGAAGGCGGCACATATCGACATAGCCGACTGGATAATTTACCAGATACGGGACAGCAGGATAAATTGTACAGCTGACCATCTGGTGGAAGCGGAAAGAATCCTGCTAAGAATGACAGGAAAGAACCCCGCCCTTCAAAAGCTGATAGATGATCTGGGGCTTGTGCTGGTCAGTGCATCCCTAATCGGCAGCGGTGACGGAAACCCTCCTTAACGGAGGAGAGCGGAAACCGGAGGTTGTAGTGTCGGACAATGGCTTGCCATTGATATTGCCCATTAGCCAACGTATGCAAAAGAAGGGAAAATAAAAACGAAGAAAATCTATGTAATTACTGATTATTAGCTGTTTATATTGATTAGGTGATTTCTGATGTATTCCTAAAAAATCGCTGTTATTCACTATTTTTGTTACCTAAAACGATACTCATTTTCGGATTATTTCGTATCTTTGCAAGTGGATATAAGACACTGAATCACAATGGGAAGAAAAAGGAAATCATTAGTGGAGAAATCCCCGTTCAAGTTGCGCCGCCGCAAGCTGGCGGACGGACGCATGTCCCTGTTCCTCGACCGCAGCGTGGACGGAGGGCACAAGTACGAGTTCCTGCAACTCTACCTCCTGCCCGAAACCTCTTCCACGACGAAGCGTCAGAACGCACGCACGCTCCGGGAAGCGGAGGAGATTTTGCAGGCGCGCACCGAAGCCCTGTTAAATGCGAAAGCAGAGACGGAACTTGCCGGTTCCAGTGGCGATATGCTCCTTTCAGACTGGCTCCAAACCTGCTATGACAACCACGAGAAACGCGGTTTAAGGGACATGGGCGGCATAAGCAACGTGAAAAGGGCCTTGCACATGTTCCGTCCCGACACCCGTCTTTCGGATATTGACAGGCAGTTCTGCCTTGACATGATAGACTGGCTGCGCAACACATACAGGCACCGACGGACAGGGAACCCCGTCAGCGCGAGAACCGCCGACACCTATTGCCAGACTTTCCGCACCATGCTCAACGAGGCTGTGCGTGAAGGCCTTATCGACAAGAACCCGTGGAACAGGCTTGAGACAACCGAGAAGATAAAGAAGCCGGAGAGCAAGCGCGAGTATCTGACCATCGACGAGATACGGAGCATGATTGCCACCGACTGCCCGAACGCCCTTGTAAAGAGGGCCTACCTGTTCTCCTGTTTTACGGGACTGCGCATCAGCGATGTCAGGAACCTCAAATGGGGCGATGTCTACCACGAGAACGGGCAGACATTCGTCTCGGTCGTGATGAAGAAGACCACCAAGCCGTTATACATCCCCCTGTCAGGGCAGGCATTGAAGTGGATGCCCGAACAAGACGGAAGCGAATCCGGCGATCATGTGTTCGGCAACCTCGTCAATTACGGCAACGTGAACGAGAACCTGAAAAAGTGGGCGGAGGCGGCAGGAATCAGGAAGCATATCTCCTACCATACGAGCCGCCACAGTTTCGCGACGATGATGCTCACCCTCGGGGCGGACTTGTACACCGTGTCGAAACTGCTGGGGCACAGCTCGGTCAGACATACCCAGATATATGCCCGCATAATTGACCGGAAGAAGGACGAGGCGGTGAACCTCGCGGATTCCGTATTCTGAAATCATAAATCGTAATACCTTATCATATATGGCGGCAAACGGCAAAAAGACAAAACTGAAAGAACCGGTGAAAGTGCGCACCAAGAAACTTGCGGACGGTTCCGAGTCATACTATCTTGACATCTATGTGGACGGAAAGAGGCAGTACGAGTTCCTGAAACTCTACCGCCTTCCCGAAATCAACGCCCGTGTCAGGGAACAGAACCGGGCTACGCTGGCGGCGGTGGAGACCATCAAGTCAAAACGGATAATCGAGCTGACCAACAACAAGGCCGGTCTGAAAAACACATCCGGCAGGTCAAAGATGTTGCTGTCGGACTGGATGCGGACATTCTACGAGGAACAGAAGCGCAGGGGCGTGAGAGGCGTGAAGCTGCTGGGTACGGTGTCCAATCTCGTTTCCACCTATATAGGGAAGGACAAGGTGCGAATGGGTGACATCGACAAGGACTTCTGTGTCGCCTTCATCCGCTGGCTCCAGTCCGAATACAGAACCACATGGGGCAATCCGCTCAGCCCTAAAAGCATGTCGGATTATGTCGGCTACTTCAGCACGGCATTGAACGCGGCGGTCAGGGCTGACATCATTCCCGAAAACCCTTTCATGTCGCTCACCCCGACCGAGCGCATCAAGGTGCCGGAAAGCAAGCGCGAGTTCCTTACCGTTGACGAGATAAAGGCCCTTATAGCGACGGAGTGTCCGAGGGAGGACGTGAAACGTGCCTATCTTTTCGCCTGTTATTGCGGATTGAGGCTCAGTGACATTTACGCACTCCGCTGGCGTGACCTTTCCAAAGACGGGGAACAGTGGCGCGCCTCGGTCGTGATGAAGAAGACCACCACCCCGATATTCCTGCCCCTTTCCTCGCAGGCGATGAAATGGCTGCCGGAACGCGGCGATGCCCCGGACGACGGCAGGGTGTTCGACGGGCTGATTGCCGAACCCAACATAAACAAGGTGCTGGCAAAGTGGACGAAAGCCGCCGGTATCACCAAGAAAATCACCTACCATACGAGCCGCCACACCTTCGCAACGATGATGCTGACACTGGGCGCAGACCTCTATACCACGAGCAAGCTGCTCGGCCACTCCAACGTGAAAACGACACAGATATACGCAAAAATCGTTGACAGCAAGAAGGTTGAGGCGGTCAATCTGGTGGACGGGGTGTTTGATTGAAACGCCCCAATTTTAATATAGAAATTGAGATTTTAGCCGATACCGGCAATCTAAATTGTGAGAAAGTAGCCATTATATGCGAAAAACATTTTGAGATATTAACCAAACATACTACCTTTGTCCCTGAATAACAAAATGTAGTATCCAAATATGATATTCAAACGAAAACTATATGGGAGGATGCTTCAATGGAAGCATGACAGCAACGGAGAGTCCGCGCTGCTTATCAAGGGGGCACGTCGTGTCGGTAAATCCACGCTCGCGCAACAGTTTGCGCAGAACGAATATGACAGTCACATCGCAATAGACTTTGCCCGCTGCAAGAAAGAGGTCAGGAATCTTTTTGATGACATATCCGATCTCGATTACATTTTCATGCGGCTACAGATATTGTTCAAGACAGACCTTGTCCGCCGGAAGTCTGTCATCATATTCGACGAGGTACAGAAGTGTCCCAATGCGCGACAGGCAATAAAATACCTGGTCGAAGACGGCCGGTATGATTATATTGAAACCGGCTCTCTTTTATCCATCAAGCAGAATGTAAAAGACATTCTAATTCCAAGCGAGGAACATGAGCTGTGCCTGTTTCCGTTGGACTACGAGGAGTTCAAATGGGCGCTGGACGACAATGTTTCCATTCCGCTTCTGAAAAAACTGTATGACAGCAGAAAGCCTATGGGCGATGACGGCAACAGAAGCCTTATGCGCGATTTCCGCCTGTATATGCTTGTGGGAGGGATGCCGCAGGCAGTCAAATCCTACATAGAAACAAAAAGTCTGAGCAAAGTGGATGTGGTAAAACGCTCCATCATATCTTTGTACGAAAAGGATTTCAACAAGATTGACCCTACAGGCAATGCCTCCAAACTCTTTCATGGCATTCCCGGCGAACTTACACGGAACGCCTCACGGTACATTGTCAGGTCCGCCACGGACGGTGGACGCCCGCAACGCATGTTGGAAACAATCTCGGACATGCAGGATTCTATGGTCGTGAACCTTGCGTACCATGCCAACGACCCAAGCGCGGGTATGGCATTGCACCGTGACACGGACAGATATAAAATGTTTGTGGGCGATACGGGGCTGTTTGTCACCCTCGCATTTTGGGACAAACAGTTTACAGACAATATAATCTATGAAAAGCTGCTCAGTGACAAATTGAGCGCGGACCTCGGTTATGTATATGAGAATGTCATCGCCCAGATGCTGAAAGCCGCCGGACACGAACTGTACTATTATACGTTTCCCACCGAAAGCGGAAAGCACAACTATGAAGTGGACTTCCTGATTGCCGACGGTGACAAGGTCAGTCCTGTCGAGGTGAAATCTTCCGGTTACAAGGCACACGCCTCGCTGGACGCTTTCTGCAAAAAGTTTTCATCCCGGATAAGAAACAAGTATCTGGTCTATACAAAAGACCTGCGTAAAGAGGAAGACGTACTGTATCTTCCGGCATATATGACAATGTTCCTATGATCATTTCAAATATTTCACAACGATTACAAGAGGTGAACACACTGCTTGCCACTTGCACACAAGACAGCATCACCTTTGAACAGGCTTTGCGGCTATCCCTGTTCTATAAGGACTTCAATGAGACAAACCGGATTGTGAAAGAGGCGGCTGCAATGTTCCGGGACGATGCGGAACGGCTGGATAAAATTTCCCTTTCCCTTTTTTCGGAGGCAGAAAAGTTCCTGTCATCAGACAGTTCAGGATTGCAGTCCGTGGATTTTGAGGGCATCTTCAAAGAGCACCTGAAACCGTTTGAAGCAAAGTATGACGAAGCGAGAGACATTGCCACCGGACTGTGGCGGGAGTATTCGGCGATGAGCAACCGGCTCGACCTGCTTCCGCACGATTCGGGGGAATACAGGTTCCTCGACGCGGAATGCGACGCGGCAAAGGCGAGGTATGACGAAGCCCACGCGCGCGTGAACCTGTTATATAAGGAGTGGCGGCAGGAACGCGACCGCACCTTCTGCGTGTACTGCTTCAAGCCCATGTTCCTCGACGTGCTGGTGGAGCGCCTGAAAGGAATCGCCGGGAGCATCATCTCCGACATCCGGCGCATGAAGGAGGGCGAGCCATGAACCGGACCGCCCTGCTGCAAGAGACATCCGCGTGGACGGACACCGTCGACCTCGCCCTGTGCCTGTTCATCTACGGGGTGTGCAACGACTGCCAGTTCGGTTACCTTTCGGGCAGCGACTTCGTGAACTTCATGAACCTCAAACCCACCTCGCGGCCTGTCACCGTGCGACCGAAAGAGAACCTGCGTGTCTGCTACATGGTGTTCTCCGTCTCGCAGACCATCAGGCCGCGCGAGCGTGGCAGACTCTGGGCAGAAGAGTTCCTGCAACGTTGCGGCATATCCAAGTCATATTATGACAAGCACCGCAACGACGTGTGCGCGCAAGGCGCCACAAGGGAGAACCGGGATTACCGCAAATCCATTGACAACGCCATCGAGAATGCCCGCAGGCTGAACCGTACCCCATAGCCGCCCGCCGTTTCCCCATTCAGCACAACATATACAAGCCGTAGCCATGCGCTATGCCGTTCATACACAACGGTATAGCGCATTTCTTTTTTATGCGATTTCCCCATTTGTCCCACATTGCGCCACTTCCGGTCCAAAGTAACTTTGCAAGCGAAACATAAGGCATAAAACCGCAGGAACGCAATGTGTTATGCCAAGTGGCAACAAATATAAAAACAAATTGAAAGCGATATGGAAACAGAAAGGAACCTGCTCACCACCACCGAGGCCGCAAAGTACCTCGGACTCAAGCCGAGCTATCTCTACAAACTGATGATGCGCCGCGCAATCCCTTATTACAAGCCCAACGGCAAACTGTGCTTCTTCTCGAAGGCGGACCTTGACGCATGGCTGACAAACATCCGCGTCAGGTCGCAGGCGGAGATTGACAGCGACGCCGCCCGGTATCTTGCAAACCGCCGTGCGGACAGGTAACGGCATTCAAATGAAATTCAAACAACAGTCAAACACCATTTAAACCATTCCGGTATGAACAATGAAAACAATGTGGCGCAGGCGAACATCAATGTTCCCACGCAAAAGGACAACGGCGGAAAGAACGGCGGCAAGCAGCCCCGTGCAAGACGCGACATCAAGGCGGAAGCCGCCCATGTGCTGGCGTTCCTCAACTCATGCACACCCTACCAGGCGGATGCCGTGCGTGTGACGGTCAGCCACGCGACGGGTTCCGGCAGGTACGAGGACATCGACGAGGCGGACAGGCTGGCCGTGAACCGGTTCCTGAACCACGGCATGAACAAGGGCAACACCCCTTCCACCGATGCCGTGATGAAGTTCCGTGTCGAGCGGTCGGAAGTGCTGATGAACTCCGTCACGCAGTTCTGCACACAATCCCAGATCCTCAAGGCGACCGTCGCGCTGATGCGTATCACGACCGACGCCGGGGACGTGAGAAAGGCCTTCGAGAAACTTCCCGAGGGCAAGTAAATCCCGGTACGGTGCCGCCCGCGAGTGGCTGCCGCTCCTCCGGCAATGTCAACAGAACGGGTCAAAAGCAGGGAAGAAAAGGGACACGAAAGCAGGGAAGGCGCATTGGCAGTGTTTCAAGATATGCCGCTGCATTACATTCCCTGACGGTCATTCCACGCACGGCCCTCCTGCCGTTGTACACAGTCCAACGGGGACGCCGCTCGCAGGCTCGCACCGTTACCATTTTTAAAACTATCAATCACCGCTTATGAAAACCGAACAGAAACCATCCGGCTATACGGGACCCGTCGAGACCGGAGATGTAATGACCGATGCCTCCGTGAACGCGGAGGACACGGAAAACAAGAAGAAAGTCAAGGAGAAACGTGATTCGACAATCTCGTTCCGCGTCAGCAGGTCGCAACGGGAGAGGATCACAGGCCTTGCCGGGGAGTGCGGCATGAGGCTCAGCGACTATGTGCTCTCCCGCGCATACGGATACGAGCCGAAAGCACGGCTGACACCGGAGCAGGAGGCGGTCCGCGAGCAGCTTGTCATCGCCCGCAGCGACTACGCGAAATACACCTCGATGCTGAACGCCATGCCACAGGACGAGCGCAGGGCGATGTTCCGCAACCAGCCGTGGATGATAGACGCGCTCAGGCTTCTCGGCAGGACCGCGGACCGGATCACGAGGCTCATCAAAAAGCATTTCGCCCCCAACCGCACACCGGCGGTAAAAATGGTGGAAGTACAGGAAACAATACCGGAAACGGACGGGAAGGAGGAACCGGCATGATAGGCAAGGCAAAATCAATAAGCCACGGCATAAATGACATCAAGTATATCTCAGGCGAGTCAAGGCACAAGGAGCACCCGGAGCTGATATACCATGTGAAGGACAACCTGCTCCCGTGCGGGCTTGACGCGCAAGGCGTATGGGACATGATGAAGGCCCACGCGCCGACGGGCAACAATGTAATCCGCATCGAGATCAGCCCCGCGAAGGAACATACAAAGGATTTCACTATGGAGGACTGGCAGCGGTTGTGGGATGACTTTGTCAGGGAGTTCGACAACATAGAGATGACGGATGACGACGGAAAGGTGTATTCGCACAAGACGAACATCGCGGGAAGCATCTACACGGCGTGGTTGCATCTTGAATCCGACAGCCGGATTCCCCACCTCCATGCCGCGGTATGCCGCAAGGACTGTAACGGCAGGACGAACAACGACCACAAGATACACATCCGCGCGCATGACGCGGCGCAGGAAGTGGCCGTCAAGCGTGGCTGGACAACGGCAATGGACATCCACAAGGCAAACGCCGACAGGGTCGCCGAAGAGCTTACGGACATCCTGCTTGCAATGCCGTCATGGTCATGGGACGACTATGTCGCGAGGGTGCTGGCAAGAGGCTACACACTCGTGACACGGCCTGACAGTAAAGGAGGCATAAAGGGTTATGTGGTCGGAAAGGGCAGAGCCAGATTCAAGGCATCCGAACTTGGCAGGGGGCGCAAGCTCATGGCATCAAGGATTGAACAGACCTGGCAGAAACTTCATGCAAAGGCGGAAACAAAGCCGGTGCAGCCTGTCGGGAAAACCGGAGCAAGGACGGTTGCGCCTGTTGTACCTGTCGTCGCACAGCCGGTGACACTTTCCGACAAGCCCGTTGCGGATTATTCCGCATGGCGTGAGGGTACATCAAGGTACGAACTCACACAGGGGAGCAACGATTACCGCTTCTACATTCCCGATGATGTCATGCAGGTGTTCAACGACGAGTTCGACTACCGTGAAACGGTGAACCATAAGGAACTTACCGACATGGCGGTGGCCTTGTTCGTGGGACTTGCCGCACCTGACGCCGTTCCAACCGGCGGAGGAGGCGGAGGTTCAAGCAATGATGACGACTGGCGTGACAAAAAAGACGAGGACGAGATTGAGCGCGCACGCAGGTGCGCACGGGCAGCGGCGGCGCATCATGGGAAGAGAACCAAATCAGGACGCGGAAGATAAGGGACATACCTATGGCAAACAGGAAATACGATTACAGCGACGAAGCGCCCCGACCCGCAGAGGCCGGAAAGACACCGGAGGTGACAGCGGAGGAAGCACGGCGGCAGAGACTTGAGCAGCGGAACGACGCGCTCGCCAACGAGTTCCGCAAGCTCAAGCCGGAGATCGCGGACGCGCACAGGAAGCTGAACGGCCTCATTGAGGGAATCGGCGCATACGCGGACACCATGCGGAATCTCCATGACCTGCTCAAGACCTCGTTCCCGGTAAGGTTCACGGAGAACGACAGGCAGGCGTTGCTGGACGGAATCAATGCCATTGCCGACAGCGCAATATCGCATATCCGCAAAGAACGCGAGAAAGCGGCCGGGGAGATTCAGCACAACGACAGCCGCGTTTCCATGACGCAGACGACATTCTGGTGCATGATTGCGTTGCTGCTGATACTCGCCGCGTTCTTCGCCCTTGTCATTTTCGCCAACGTGAGGCTGCTCCATTCAGGGATATTGACCGGGATAACAGTCATACATGCCGGACTGATTGCCGTCACACTCGCCACGGTCTCCTTTGTCTTTTACAAGCGGAAACATTAATTCTATCATACAATGGCAACAGTGAGAACCAAATTCCGTGCATCCTCTTCCGAAACGAGAGAGGGCACATTATTCTACCAAGTGATTCACAACCGGGTGGCAAGACAGATCCATACCGGTTACAGAGTGTACCCGCGGGAATGGGACGGGCCGCACGCCGGCATATCCCTGCCGCCGGATGCCGGGCAAAGCCGGCACGCCTATCTGTCGGCGTTAAGGACACGGATCGCGGAGGACACGGCACGGCTGGGAAACATCATTTCCCGGCTGGACCGTGCCGGACGTGCCTATACCGCGGAAGACGTGGTGAGACTCTACCTCACACCTTCGGATACGGGAGGCTTCATGTCTTTTGCGTGGGGGCTTGTCAGGCAGTTAAGGCAAATCGGCAAGAACCGCACGGCCGAGCGATACACCACCGTTCTGAACAGTTTCGGACGTTTCCTCGGGGAAAGCGACGTGCTTCCGGAAGAAATGGATTCCGACCTGATGGTAAGGTACGAGACCTTCCTGAAAGCGAGGGGGATATGCCCGAACTCGTCCTCTTATTATATGCGGGGGCTGCGCGCTGTCTACAACCGGGCGGTCGAGAAGGAGCTGACCGTGCAGCGCAACCCGTTCAAGCATGTCTATACGGGTATCGACAAGACCGTCAAACGCGCCGTACCGCTGAAAATCATCCGTCAGATACGGGACGCCGACCTGACGCTCACGCCGGCGACGGACTACGCCCGCGACCTGTTCATGTTCTCCTTCTACACGCGCGGCATGTCATTTGTGGATATGGCCTACCTGAAAAAGAAGGACTTGCAGAACGGGGTGCTGGCCTACCGCCGGCAGAAGACCGGGCAGCAGCTGTTCATCAAGTGGGAGAAGCCGATGCAGGAGATTGTCGAGAAATACGACACCTCCGGCACGCCCTACCTGCTGCCGATCATCCGGGATATGGAGAAGGATGCCCGCAAGCAGTACAAGAACGCCGCGCATCTTGTCAATGCCAAGCTGAAGAAACTCGGTGAACAGCTGGGGCTGGGCATACCGCTGACGACCTATGTCGCACGCCACGCATGGGCCAGCATCGCCAGGAGCAAGAACATACCCGTCTCCACCATCAGCGAGGCTATGGGACACGACTCCGAAACCACCACCCGCATCTACCTCGCCTCGCTCGACACATCGGTGGTGGACAAGGCCAACAGCCTTATCCTAAAGTCCCTGTAACACAAAAAAACGGCTGACACTTTCCCGTAAACCGACCTTGGCCCTTCCCGCAATGGTCCGGTTTACGGCGATTCATTTCCGTACCCCTACGGTCCCATTTGTATATTATCCCTGCCCGGCAATGATTTGAACGGTTTCTTCACAAGAGAAGTATTTCGGATGCAAAGATAGGAAAATACGGTCAAAAACTGAAAGGAAATGCCACTTTCTTTTCATTGAAAGAGAAGGATTTCCCCGGCCGGAAGTATGAAAATCCCCACATCATGGCAAGGACAGCCCTTTCCCTGTGCAAAAAAGTGAAATCGCAAAATAAGGACAAATGTTGAGCAAACAAGGCTTCCTTTTTATTATAATGTCTTGATATATAATAAAATAAACAACCGTTACTTCTCTTGTGAAGAGAAATATCGGAAGCGACAGATTTGTTGAGTAAAAAAACAATTCTCTCCGGGAGAGAGGTATCGGGGATTGATTTATGGCGTAACTGCTTGTTTGACAGTTATAAACTGGTTTTTCACAGACCGGATTTGCTCAACATTTGATGTGCAAGCCTCACGGAAAATGAAAGCAACTGAAAATAAAAAGTCGTTTTTATAGCCATATTTTCAATAAATTATGTAATTTTGCATGTCTAATACCTCTCTCCCGGAGAGAATTGTTTTTTTACTCAACAAATCTGTCGCTTCCGATATTTCTCTTCACAAGAGAAGT